CTATACTATAAACGCTTTGAATACATTAATTAAGCAGTTAAATGGAGGTCAATTAGATACTTCTTATAGAGTTAACTGGTCTGATTATCGCAATTGCGTACTACTTACCAAAGGACCAGAACTTAAAAGAGTTAATACAAAACTTTATCGTATTGTAGAGTTGGATCGTTAAGATCTTTTTCTTATATTAGTATAAAACGTTATAATAAATTAGTTATATGGATTTAAATGCTATTAAGGCTAAACTAGATGCCTTGAACAACAACGGTCAGGAAAGAGAAAAAACTGACTATTCAACAATTTTTTGGAAACCGCAGTTAGGAAAACAAACTATTCGTATTGTACCTTCTGCTTATGACCCTGCTTATCCTTTTAAGGAATTAAAATTCCACTACGGTGTAGGAAAATACCCGATGATTGCATTATCAAATTTTGGTAAGCAAGATCCGGTAGAAGAGTTTGTGAAGGAACTGAGAAAGACAAATGACAAAGACAACTGGTCTTTATCAGGTAAACTTAACCCTAAAACTAGAATCTTTGCTCCTGTAGTAGTTAGAGGAGAAGAAGATAAAGGTGTAAGATTATGGGGATTCGGTATTACTATTTACAAAGCATTACTTGCTTTAGCAGAAGATGAAGATATCGGAGATTATACAGACGTTATTAACGGGTGGGATATGGTTGTAGAAATGTCACAAGGTAATCCTTACCCAGAGACAACTGTAAGAATTAAACCTAAACAAACTCCATTATCAGATAATAATGATTTAGTAGATACGTGGTTAAAAACTCAACCTAATCCTACAGAGTCTTTTACTGAATATGACTACGACTTTATTAAAAGACAGTTACAGAAATATCTGAATCCTGGAGCGGAAGATAACGATACTCCCCAAAGTACCACACCAGCACCAAAGCAATCTGACTTTACGTTAGAAAATGCTACTGAAGGTAATAAAGATACTGTATCAAAATTTGACGATTTATTTAATGAGTAATGGCTAAGAAAAAAGAGACACAACAAAAAGCTGCAGCAGCAGTACAAAAGTCCTTTAATCTGAGCAATTTTAAGAAGAAGAAGGGTTATTCGAATGCTTCTGTTAAATTTAAACAGCAGAAGTTTATTCCTTTATCAAAAGCTTTTCAAGATATTACTTCTTTACCTGGTATACCTATGGGACATATTACTCTATTAAGAGGACATAGTGATACAGGTAAAACAACTGCCTTATTAGAAGCTGCGGTGAATGCCCAAAAAATGGGTATTCTCCCGGTCTTCATTATTTCTGAGATGAAGTGGTCTTGGGAACATGCAAAAGAGATGGGGTTACAGTTTGAAGAAGTAAAAGATGCTGACGGTAATGTTATCGATTACGAAGGACATTTTCTTTATGCTGATAGAGGAACTCTTAATACTATTGAAGATGTAGCAGTATATATTGCAGATCTTATGGACGAACAATCGAAAGGAAATTTACCTTTTGATATGTGTTTTTTCTGGGATAGTATAGGCTCAGTTCCTTGTGAACTTTCAGTACGTTCTAATAAAAATAATAATGAATGGAATGCTGGAGCAATGTCTACCCAATTCGGTAATAACCTCAATCAAAAGATTCTATTATCTAGAAAAGAAAATTCTCCTTATACAAATACTTTAGTTGCTATCAATAAGGTTTGGACTATGAAACCTGAATCACCGATGGGTCAACCTAAGCTTCAAAATAAAGGAGGTATGTCTATGTGGTATGATGCTACATTAGTTATTACTTTTGGTAATATTACTAACCCAGGTACATCAAAGATAAAAGCTATCAAAAACGGCCTCCAAGTTGAATTCGCAAAAAGAACTAATATTCAAATTGAAAAAAACCATATTGGTGGAGTTCAATCCAGAGGAAGAGTAGTTATGACCTCACATGGTTTTATCCCTGACGATAAACGAGCAATTGATAAGTATAAAGACCAGCATAAAGATCACTGGTTGAAATTAGTCGGTAGTTTAGATTTTGATTTAATAGAAGAAGGAGATTTAGAGGAAACCCCAATAACTCCTAATTTATTAGATTAATGGCCTACGACGATATTCTAAAAAATCTCAAAGAAACCCCACCCCGAGCTCTTAATGATCATATTCTGATCATTGATGCTATGAATATGTTAATTCGTAGTTTCTCATTGCTCAAAGCGATGAATCCCACAGGCACACATATCGGAGGCCTTGTGGGGTTCCTTCGCTCCTTAGGGTATGTAACCCGCATCTTTGACCCTACAAGGGTCATTGTTGTGTGGGACGGTAAAGGTGGTTCCGGTAATAGACAGAATATAAATCCTGAGTATAAAGCACAGAGAGCTACAGCAAGAATAACTCATTGGGGACTGTATGACACCAGAGAACAAGAGCAAGAAGCTCTTATCGGTCAATTACTTAGAACACAAGATTATTTAGAATGTTTGCCTTTACAGCAGATGGGGGTAGAAAAACTTGAAGCAGATGATATTATTGCATATCTAGCTAAAAGAGCCTCTAAAGCAGGTAAAAAAGTAACCATAGTATCTTCAGATAAAGATTTTTACCAACTTATAGATAAAAACATAGAAGTTTATGCTCCAGTTAAAAAGAAAACTTTTACCTTGGATAACGTAAAAGAAGAGATTGGTGTTTTACCGCAAAACTATAATATTGTTAAAGCATTATTAGGAGATAATTCAGATAATCTAGTAGGAGTAAAAGGATTAGGTATAAAAACTATACTATCTGAGTGGAAAAGTTTTACTTACGATCCTAATGCATCTCTTCAAGACATATGGGATCATTGTGAAACTCAAATGGAACAAGATAAACCCAAAAAAATATTCGCTAAGATAATTCACAACTGGGATAAAGTTATGGATAATTTCCATATTATGGACTTGCATAATTCTCAACTAGATGAAAAAGAAGTTAAGATAGTAGAAGAAGTACTTAGCAGCCCGATACCCGATCTCCAGACTGGAGCATTTTTACATCTATTAGATCAAGATAAGATTGAAGGTATTACTAAAAATACTGAAGGTTGGTTAGAGAATTTTAGAGACCTAACAAAAGTATAATGATTAAAGGAGTTATAGCAGGAGCATTTGATGTTATTCATCCCGGTTATATTGATATGTTTAAACAGACAAAATCAGTTTGTGATGAATTAACAGTTCTTTTACATACAGACCCGACAATAGAAAGACCTGAAAAACTTAAACCTGTTTTATCTGGAATGGAAAGAATAGAAATGCTTCTTGCATTATCAGCAGTAGATAGAGTTATGACTTATACTTTAGAGGAAGATTTATATCGAATACTAAAGCAGCAAAAGTTTGGTGTTAGGTTTTTAGGAGATGATTACAAAAATAAATCTTTTACAGGTGATGATTTAAAAATTTCTATTCACTTCCTTAATAGAGACCATGGCTGGTCAACTACAAGGTTTAAAAAATTAATAGCAGAAAGTTATGAAAAAAGCAATAATAGTTAGCGGATATTTTAATCCATTACATAAAGGACATTTAGAGTTATTTGAAAAAGCAAAAGAAGCAGGAGACGCTTTAATAGTTATCGTAAATAATGATAAACAAAGAGAAATGAAAGGCTCTAAGTTTTTCATGGATAAACAAGAAAGAGTCCAAATAATTAGAGCATTAAGTATAGTAGACATGGCTTGGATATCAATCGATGAAGACAGCACTCAGAATGAAACTCTTAAACTAATGGTTAGTAAATTTAATGAAACATATAAATTAGCATTCGCTAACGGAGGAGATCAAAATAATGATACTATCCCTGAAAGACATATCTGCGAACAATACGGAATAGAATTGATAGACGGTTTAGGAGAAAAAATACAAAGTTCTTCTTGGTTATTAGGACAAAAGTAGCTATATTTAAACAAAGGTTATTGAATGACATTAAAGAGTTTACAACAGTACGGGAAGGGGTTCCAACTAAAAGTTTTAGGATCGTTACTCACAGATAAAAAGTTCTTACTTAACGTAAGAGACGTTTTACACGATAACTATTTTGATGCTGATTCACATAAGTGGATCATAGGTCAGATATGTTCTTATTTTGATAAGTACCATACTAACGTTACTATGGACGTTCTTAAAGTAGAACTTCAAAAACTCGAAAACGAAGTCCTTCAAGTAGCTTTAAAAGAAGAGTTAAGAAACTCTTATCAAGCCTCCCAAGACGATTTAGAATACGTACAAGAAGAGTTTACTACTTTTTGTAAGAATCAAGAAATGAAAAATGCTATACTTAACTCAGCTGACCTTCTTAAAGAAGGAGATTTTGACGGTATTAGAAATCAAGTTGAGAAAGCTATGAAAGCTGGTATGGATAAAAATATTGGGCATGAATATAATAAAGACGTTGAAACGAGATATCGTACTGATTACCGTCCTACTATTCCTTCTCCTTGGAGCATACTTAATGATGGAATCCAAGGGGGGTTTGGTCCCGGAGATCTTGCAATTGTGTTTGGTAATCCTGGTGGCGGTAAAAGTTGGACTATGGTTGCTATTGCTGCTCATGCAGTCAAACTTGGATACAAAGTCAACTACTATACACTCGAATTGGGGGAAGATTATGTTGGTAAGCGTTTTGATTGTTATTTTACTGGTTATTCTATTGACG